ACTAAAGTTGCAACGTTGTTGCTAATAGATGAACCGACTACTGGGGCATCATTATGCCAAAGATAAGCACCGACTAGATCCTCTGCCGATTGGCAGCACTCTTCCACTGTAGCACTGCTGTATAAAGTGCCAATACCTAAGTTACTTCGTAACTCGGCTTCTGTAACCATTACGGCTGCCATAGTGTCCTCTCTTAAAAAGCTCCCCTAGGGCTAGGGCTACTAAACCCTAGAGGATTATTAAATTAACTAACTTATTACGTTAGGTTGAAGCGGCGAACGCCACCTTGTACTAATACACCAACAGCCATGTAGCCATATAGTGATGTCTCGATCTCGCCTGAAGTTGGGATGTTTGTTGACAGACGTAGAATTGGTGACTCGTAAATTGATACTGCTGAAGGTACAACAATAAATGCTGACTCATCAATTACAGTAGATACTGCGTTTGGATCTACGTATAGATCTAAACCAAGTACGTTCCCACGCAACGAACGTGGTGATGCTTGTCCTGCTGCGTTCATTGGTTGTGATGCTGTGTAAATTGGGCGATCAGTTGTGTCCTTAGCACCAATTAACAGATTCCATTGGCCAGTGCCAGCGATGTAAGCAGTTGCTAACTCACCTGTTGCAAGGTATGCAGCTGGTGCTTGCTCTGCTACGTAGGCAATAAGGCCGTTAGATGTTGCAGCTTGTGGATTAGCTTGTGCGCCACCTGCTGTTAATGCTGCAATTACTGCTGCATCTGTTGCCTTATTGTAGGCCCGAGTCATATTTTCCAACATGGCTGCAAAGAAGTCTGGTGAGCTGCGCTCTAAAACTTCTAAACTGTAGCGTTGAAGGCCACTGTATTTTTTAACTGTGAGATTCACATAGCTTGAGACAATACCTGTTTCTGATGGTGCGCCTGCTTCTGCAGTCTCTGCAACTGTACCTGAAGTAGTGATCTTAGGTACTGAGATTGTCATACCTGCTGCTGGTAATGCACGTGTACCGATTGCATCTACAGCTGGGCGTGATCCAATTAAAGTATCTACTACTGTAGGTACGAATTGTGTTGGATTAAATGCTGGGTTAGTGGTGAAACTGTCATCTGCAGCAGTTAAATACTTTGCTACATCTGCTTCTGCTTTCATTACCCACTGTGCTGATTCGTGGTTACCTAATTTTGCTTTAATGCTGTGTTCCAGCATATGTGCTTGTGTTCTGATTGGTGAGCGTGGCTCTGTATAGAAGGATGCACTAATTGTAGGGCGTGCGGCTTCTACTGGAGCAGTCTCGACCACTGGTGTTGCTGTTGGCTCGGTGGTGTTTTCCACTATAGCCTCACTTTCCGTAGTTGGTTGATTTGTTGCATCCGCTTCGCCTTCGCTAGCGGCAACTTTAGTTACTTGTGCTTCTGTAAATGCTGGTGATTCAACTAGGCTAACTTCTTTGAGTGTTGCCTTAGTTACATAAATATAATCCTTTTTTTGTGATGATTTGATTACATCCACACCTACAGACAGGCCGTCAATTAATTGCTCTCCTGCAAGTATGAGTGCTTCTTGGCCAGACATACTGGCACTAATCTTAAAACTAGCGTAAATACCATCTTCTGCTTCGTTAAATTTTTGCATTCTGCCGATTGGGCGCTCTGCACTGTGTTGCATAAGCATCTTGATCTTGCCTGGATCTCCTACCTCTATTGATCCTTTAGCAAATACAACTTTGCCAGCACTGGTGTTGCCAGGTACTTCAAATGGCACAATCTTGCCTGCAATTACTCTGCGCTCGCCATCTGCGCTTTCAATCTGGCTACTGAACGTAAGTAACATCAGTGTCCTCATTTCCGTTAGGTGTCATTTGTTCCATTTCTTTAGCTTGCTCTACATCTATTAAACCTAGTGACAACATTTTCTCTATAGTGTCGGCACGTAAGAATGATTCTTCTAATGCAAATTTAACTACGTGGCCACGTGGGGTTATATCATCCATTGATAGGCGATCTTCTATAGCACAAATGTATGGTTGTAGCGAATAGGCAACAAATTCTTTGCGGCCATCGATAATGTTTTGATAAGTCATACTGTTATTCATATCTGCTGATATGTAATACGCTGGCACGTTCATAGCTCTAGCGATTTGCGTTGCTAAGTATTGCTGTGCCTCTGAGTACATCATATCTTTAGGTGAATATCCAACAGTTTCATAACTTAATGTGCTAGTTAGGTATGCTGTTGATTTATTTTGACGTGCTGTTTTCCAGGCTGCTAATAATGCTTGTACTTGTGACTCTGGCATATCTGCGCCAGTGTTTTTAATAAATCCTGTAGCCATTGGTGTTTGTGCCGCTACTGCACTTGCCTTTTCTAAATCTAAAGCTGCTTGTATTGTGCGGCCTGCTGTTTGTAATACGCCTTGTGTTAATCCTTGAAATGTAACTAAAGATCCAACACCAACCATAGGCACTTTAGCGCCATCTACTGTGTAATATAAAACTTCTGTACCTAATTGATTTGTTTGTGCTACTACACGACTATTAGCAATCCATTCAAATCTAGCAGGGCGTAAATCGTCTGCATAAACTTCTGTACAACGCCAGAAGGCCTGCCCAAACATTATAAGGCTGTCCACAGTCCAACTAATTGTTACTGATCTTGGTTGTCTTATATCTGGTTGCTCTAACCATAATGGTTTGCCTAATTTTTGACCTGTAGATTTTTTGTACAGCTCTAAAGGTAAATATCCAATAACACCTTTAATTAAATTTAAGCATCTGTTGACCGCTGGCACTTGTGTCGCTAATGTGCGATCCATCGGGCCAAATCCAAATGTATTGTAACCAAATTGGAGGCTGTTATCGCCCATAACGGCAGGGGCGTATTGCGCTTGTACGGCTTTACTATTATTGGTTATACCCAAAGCAGACAATAGACCCATATATATACTTTATACCATAAATCGGACTATTGGTGCAAATTACACAAAGATTTGCGCTGTTTGTTGTGGCTTAGTTAATTGACTTACAACCATCGCTAGTGATATGGCGGCTGTAACATCGCCAGCCGATTTTCTACGTATTATGCGCCAGCCAGCATCGTTAGTCTTAGCTGCACAGTTATTTAAGTGCTGTACTAGCTCTGCCTGCCCAGAATGAACTACTCGATTATTAGCCAGGCCATCGGCTAGGTCTGAGCACGCCTGGTAAAATGCCTGGCCCGATACGTCTTGTAATCTCCAGCCACTTTGTTCAAGTCTTGTAGCAATAGTTTGTGTGGCGTACTTGTCATAACAAATTGTGGTCGGGTGATATTTTCTAGCCCATTCATTTATGTCACTAGCCATCTTAATCTCATCTATCGCTATATCGCTATGCCACAGTTGCGCTAATCCAACTGCTATCTTGCCATCTTTGACCTGACCCATGACTAACGCACCTGATCTCCTAGTAGGTGCAATATCAAATGCCATAATTGTCTGAGGCCCGACAGGTATCTCTAAGCTGCTATCGCTGCACTGCTCAATAGATCCATACACCCAAGGACTGACTGCGCTATCTACCCATTGGCATAACATTTCTGTACGTGTTGCCTCTATGCTGTTTGTGTTTACAGATTCTTCTAATGTGTCTTCAGTTATTAAATGACCTAATGCTGGATTAGCCATAGCCCAGGCTTTACGATCATGTATCTTGCAGTGCTGTGGTGCGCTATATTCGTAATAGCCTAAATTCTCTGGTGGATAAGATTTACAACGCTCAACTAAATTATTAAGCACTGTACTAAACCCATCGCCTGCGTTACTTGTCATTAGTGTCATAGCGTTAGGCCCAGCACGTGTTACTGGTAATGCAGCTGTATACGCTTCTTCTGTCCATTCACGAAGCTCATCAATGTAAAGTAATCCATCAACGGATTTGCCACGAGGAGCATCCCTAGTGGCCGCTGCTATTTCATAACGTGCGCCATTCTTTAATGTAATTGATTCCTGACCATTAGCCAAGCGTATTTGTCTTACTTGATTTAATAAGAATTCGTTGTCTTGTATTGTGTAAGCAACTTGCCTAAAGGTATCTAGTGCCATGTTGCGATTTGAGGACATACCTAAAACGTTTTTGCTACCCCATAAGAATAGATGGCTCAGGATCAGCATACGTGCTAGGTGGGTCTTGCCATTTTGACGTGCTACCAGTAATAGACCTGTTTTTTTACGCCATAATCCAGCATCA